ACTTCAGGGGCCTTGGGTAGTTGAAAGTTGTCAGACATTTTGTTTCTCCTTAGTGTGTGAATGTGTCTAATACTACAAAATTATTTATGAAACAGTCAAGTCTTTCTGCGATAATTCGGTGTAACGAAATCCCATTCTTCACCCAAAGAATAATTATGACTTAACATTTCATCTATGGCTACTATGATGCATAGAAAAATAAGAACTACAAAAGTTAATATTAAAGTGGGTTCCATGGTTATCGATTAATCAGTCTGGTAGCACTCTGCCATTTACCGCGGCGAGTAAGTTGAGCAGCCAATAGTCCTTGACACCATACGGTGTATAACATTTTTAAGAAAGTCATTGCCATGCTCCTGGTTTATGATTGCTCATGTATCTGCGAGCACGAGCCCGTCCGCTGGCTTCAAAGGCAAGAAAGATTTTGTGAACGACTGCTAAGACATAGGTAATCATTTATATTCCTTGTGAGAATTGTATTCGAACTCTTTGATGTAGTTATCGAGAGTGGCCGCATCAGTTATACTGCGGCGTGCCAAATATGCTTCTAAACGTGATTGGTAACCATCTTGCGGAAACATTTCGGCTAGACGCTCAAGGATCGTGAGCATGAATTGTGAAATAAACATTTTATCCTCTATATATGTGTGTTTATCGTGCAGTGCACAATAATTATTTATCAAGGTCGGAGTTGTTGTCTAAGTACTTTTGTAAGTCGTTGTCGTACAAAATTAGAGTCATGCTGGTACGTTCATCAAATACTCTAAGTTCATTTTGATAACTTATATAGTAGGGAGCAGGAAAATATTTCTCCATCTGCAGGAGTGTTTTTGGTAGTAAAACCGAGTCTAAATTGTGCTTATAGTACTGGATTTCTGCATTCTTGGTGCAGAATTGAAAGCCGGTCTTAGTAAGACGCATACTAGCCGCATTTAAGGGATTAAAGAACCATACTTTACGAAAATGGTCTATATTGTCGCGCACAGAGCCATAGAACATACTATTAGCATAACAACTGCTATTATCAATAAGCCAACGAGTAAAGGTTGGTTGATCTAGGCGCACTATTGCTGATAAACTACCGAACCTTGATTAAGCAAGACCACTGTAAATTTATCGGTCCGAAATTGAGTGTTTAATTTTTTAGCTAGACTGATTGCGTGGCCAGGGTTCGAAAAACTGACCTTGCGATACTTAGGACCAGGATAGCTTACTAATATATTCTGTGTCTTTAGATTGACAGGTTGCCCATCATAGTAGACAGCCCATATGCCTTCGCTGGCCAAGACTTGATCACATTTATATGTGGCCTTGTCCAAATTTTCTAGAATAACACGCGGCTTGGGTCTACTCATGTTCCACCTTGATATACACTATTATTTATGCTTAGTTAATGAATGTAAATTATCTAACATTGCTTGTTCAGTCTTAAATGGGCCTAGATACTTATTGCGTGTGAGTACAATTTTTTTAGGGCTGAATTCAGTAGCCCAGCTCGAACCATACTGTACAAGATAATACCCTGCACAGCGATAACTACGTGATTTACGTGTGGTTGTATACAGTGGTAATTTCAAACGTAGATCATAGATGGCGTTATATGGAGTCCCACGACTTGGGTAATCGTAGACCGAGTCTACTGACTTTGACAGTTTCCTCTGCCCAGGAACAAATCGTATATTATGAGCAGTGCCTAGCGTTTTTAAGCTAGGATATTTAAGTCTATGATTATCCTGTACTAATACAACGCCATCTTCTGCGGCTTGAATAGTGGCGATTTTTTGCCCATTGTCTTCTACAATCCAATATTTATTTTTGACTACAGGTTTAGCTTCTATGGTCATTACTTGTACTCACTACTAAAGATTTCTGCAAATTGCTGGCTATTTTCACTAAGTTTCTCCAAGTTAAACCTACCGCAAAACTTAAGGAACTGGGCACCAATCATGGGTCTATTACGAGCTTGAGCACCTGCTTGAACAGTCTCATTTATCTTGGCCTTAATGTTATCGGGCTGTGCTCGAAGATCAACTAGAATACGGTTACGATTATAGTCGTCCAATACACGATGTTCTTGTCCTTCGTGATCAGTCCAACGCTGTAGCATCAAGTTATTCCAGTTAAAACCACGAGTAGTTCTGTCTGCATAGGCTTCCAACAATCCTACTTTGTTTTTAGTACCTTTTACACGTACCCCGGGGTATGCACTAAACACATTGTCTGTGGGGTCGCCGCGCATACATTTTTCAAACAAAATCCATTCTGGATCAGGAATCAGTTTAGGTTCTTTGGTTTTCTTGTCAATAACCAATTTACCTCTACGATCGAAGATGCCTTCTAGTGTATGAAGTTCATCGGCTACACCATTGTATTGCTTAACATTCGTAGCTAGTAATTGATGAAAGTCACTGTCAGTGCTAACAATAATGTTCATGTCATTTGGGTGAGCCTGAATCCAGCCTGATATCAGGTCATCAGCTTCAAGTTCGGCATGACGTAATACAGTACAATTGGTACGAGCGTCTAAAAACTCTTTCAGAGCGTCTAAGCCGTCCCAAAACGCACGATCCTCTGCTGCTTCCTTTTCGGTAAGAGCAGCACGACCTTCAGCTCGATTACGCTTGTAGGCGGGATAGAAATCCTTGCGCCAGCTACGACCCTCGTTGAAAAATACTACATGATCGCCCTTTTGATCACGCCAACACTTGTTTACGCTACTCAGTGTGACATGAATAGCAAAGGCCACTTTCTCCTCAGTGGAGGTCGCACGGTGGGCGGAATGGCGAGCACGAAAGTACATGTTCGCTAGATCAATAAGTAGATATGTTTTCATGTCGTTATATTAGCAGTTAACGACATGAGATGTCAACTAATTTCGGTACGCCCGTCACCCAAATTGCGTCGAGATATTCTACGTAGGTCGGGATCGGCTTGTTCTTGTTCATAAGTTTCCAAAACTACGTTACGGCAAATGTCCTGAAACCAGCGGTCGACAATGACATGTTCGGGTTCATTCGCCTGTTTTTGATAGCCTGCCCTAACCAAATTAGCTAGGAATTTGTCATTCCAGTCTAGCTCAAATGCACCAGCGCCAATGTTATCTGGGTCCAATTCTACTGCGACTACATTGACATAGGGTTCACCACGTTCTGTGGCTAGTTCCTTAGCAGTTTTTTCTGCTTTGGGTGCACGAGATTTTTTGGGTTTAGGTTCAGTAGGTGCCGGCTCAATTGGCACTGGTGCCGGTTCTGTGCTACCAAAAATCCGTTTAAGTATCTGTTTCACCTACACCCTCCCATGTGTTATCGCCTAACTTACGCACTGATCCTAAGAATGTTAGACCTTCGGGAATACCCGAGCTCCATTGATCTGGACCGTTACGCATAAGTACTGCACGATTTTGAAATCGAGTAGATTCTTGATAGAGATGATATGTTTGTCCCACTTGTGGTATAAACATATAGTGGGCTTGATGTACTAGTTCAGTTAACATTACTCTACGCTCCAGGGCACGATATTGGCGTTGTAGTACTTCTGCATGTTCATTTAGTCTAGATAATTCCTCATTGGCAAACTGTCTAGCTTGGTTAAGTTGTAAATCACGCTCAGATTCAACGTCAACCATGTCAAATTTAGGCGCACCCACTTCTGTAGGATATGGTGTTACATTACGATTGAAGAAGTTAACAAGTTGCTCTCCTACCGTAATGTCGAAGCTTGTCCTGCCTTTAGCTGAATTTGTCATGTACCCCATTCGTTCTTAAATAGCGGTACTTGAAGACGATCACTATAACGTAACCCATGTTTCATGCAAGCTAGTGCCACGTTCTTATTGTTTAAGCTATAAACACTTTCGACACCACCTACAGGCATAAGATATACTTCTCCCTTAAAACCTTCATCTCTAAAGGTGATTGTAGCCGCTAGTGCGTCATAGATATCTTGTTCTGTAGCAACAACAAACTTGAGATAAGTCCAACCTATGGTCTCATATTGACACACAATATCGGGTTTGATAGCATCTTCCCAACGTTCGCCGCTGGCAGGCAATTTAGCACTAACCGAGAATGTGATTTCTCTATCGGCTCTATCAGTCCATGCTGCCAAATATGACTTGAAATCTTCTGTAAGGCGTTGAGTACCATTAGTTTCAAAAGTGATCTCGGTTAGGTCGTGCATGAACTCATTGTTTAACAAGTCTGGAAAAGCACGTTGCCAACCCAATAAAGGTTCACCGCCTGTAATAACAAGATGTTCTCTCATCCACCTTTTGTAGGGTAAGAGTTCTTTAATGCGTTCAACGATCGCCTCTGTTGTAAGTAACGGTGAAAGGTCCTTGAACCTAGGATCCCAACTAGCGTAA